ATTCCCTTTCATCATATTCATAAAAATTATCATAATTTGTGTCATCAGTAACAAAAAAATTTAGTGTGCATTGTGAACCTTTAATTGGCAAATAAAAATCATCATCACCTTGCCAGCTTATGACACATGGTTCAGCACCACCAACAATATCCAATACTGTTGATGATGTATAATTCTTTTTTAAAATCTCAATTTTTTTGCCATTTTCTAAATCATCAGAAAATTCTAATCTATATTTTACACCATAAGCCATTATATAATTCTATTTCTGTTTTTGTTTGCTCTTTGTAATGCAACAACTAAATCTTGCCCTTTAAGTGCAAATTGCCCACTTACTTGTACTTGTGATGATTCTCGATCACCTATCATGTTTTTCAATTTATCTAATGGTGCGACCACCTCTGGATTTGATCTTGCTCCAGAATATTCTCCGAAGATTCCCATTGTTGGAGTTGAAACTATCCCACCTTTTGCAAATTGTTTAGGTTTTTTTACTTTACTAAAAGCACCTTTTACAGCAACAGCGGCTCCAGCCAATAAAGCTGGTAAAACAAAAGCCGCTATTGGACCCATTGACTTAGCTGTATTACCAGCCGCTTCGGCTCCAAATCCCATAGTTGTCGCTAATGATGCACCTAATGCTGTCATTGCTGTCTGTATTAAAGTTCCAGCAAAAGTACCTAATGCACTTTCACCAGCTCCAAGTGATTGAGCAATTGAGCTACCCATTTGTGAAAATGTGCCTTTTATAGCATCACCCATTTGCAAACCAATCTCTTTAAACTTTTCCATTTTTTCTTGTTGCAAAAGTACATTAGCTGTTAATGTAGCACCCATTGCATTTAATGCGGCATCAAAAGCTGGTTTGCCAGCATTCATTGATTCTGTCAATAAAGTTACAGGATCTTTAACGCCACTCATATCAATACCAATACCGCCTAATTTCATTGGTTCGTTATTAGAACTCGTTTTTTCAGCACCTGGTGCATTGATTCCAACCCCTTGTAATACATTTTGTAATTTGCCTTTTATAAAAGTACCAGCATCTGTTAAAGCTGTATTTAAACTTTCAACAGTTGCATAAGTTAATTGACTATCTAAAGCATCTTGATAATCTTTAGCAAAAGTATCTCCTATTTTTTCAGCACCCTCTGATGTGATTCTGTCGGCTTCTGCCATTCCTTCCTCTATAATAGAACCAAAACTGCCATCAATACCTTTCTCAGAAAATTCTTTGACTAGTTTCCAAAAAGTAGAAAAACCATTAGTCAATTTATCAATTTGCATTTGTGCGGCTATAAATACAGTTTTAAAAATAGATTTTAAACCACCAATAACAACTCTTAACAATGTAGTTGAATTATATAAGTCAACAAACCTATTATATAAGCCAACTAAAACTGGTGCAACCTCTGACCAATTTGTTGCTATTATATAAGCAATACCAGCAACAGCCGCCGCAACTGCACCTAATGGTGTAAGTAAAGTTCCAACAACAGTAACTAAAGTGCCAAACAAACTTAATAATGTTGGCAATGCAATAACTAAAGCTCCAACACCTAAAATTATATTTTGTGTTGATGCATCTAAATTTGTAAATGAATTAAAAAGTTTTGAAATGACACCAGTAATTTTTTGAATTGCTGGTAATAATGCTGTTAACAATACAGCACCCATTTCTGAAAATGATTCTCTAGCACCATTTAATGCTTTTTTTAATCTAAATGATGCACTTTTTGCTGTTTCATCAAATGCTTTTTTTGTTGCACCTTGTGATGCATTTAATTCATCAAAAATTTCTTTTGTTGTTTCAGCTGATTTACCAGTTAAATCTAAAACACCTCTTAATGCCCTAATATTTGGAAACACTTTAGCCGCCGCATCACCATTAGAATCAAATTCTGTTTTTAAAGTTTCTAAAACTGATAATAAACCCTCATCTTTTATTTGTTGTTTTAATCCAGCACTAGATAATCCCATTTCACCTAGAGCTTCCTCAGCTTGTTTTGTGGGTTTTAATAATCCAGATAATATACTATTTAATTGTGTTGCACCTTGTGCCGCATTTGTACCAGTTCTTGACATTGCCGCCATTGCCGCACCAACTTCATTAAAACTAACACCCATATTTGATGCAACTGGTAATACTTGTCCCATTGATGATGCAAGATCTTCACTATTTAATTTACCTTCTCTAACTGCCGCTGTTAAAACATCTGTTGCATCTGTTGCTGAAAGTGTATCTGATCCGTAAGCATTCATCGCTGATGTTGCTAAGTCAGCAACTTGAGATACATCACCCAAACCAGATGCACTAGCTTTTAAAGATGCATTTAAAACACTCATTGCACTAGCACCCTCTAAGCCAGCAGATGTTATGTAAAATAAAGCATCACCAGCTTGTTGACTACTTATACCAGTATTTTTTGCCATCTCTCTGGCTTGTTTACCCATTTTATCAACATCCTTACCAGCTAATCCAACTAATGATTTTATTTTAGTCATTGACTTGTCAAAGTCAGCACCCATTTTTATAGCCGCTCCACCAGCAATAGCCAATGGTAAACTAAATTTTTGCATACTAGCTCCGACCGACTTCATTTTACTGCCGAATTGCTTTAATTTTCCAGATGCTTGTTTAAACCCAGTTAGCTGTAAATCTAATCTTAACTTTGCCATGAATTAATTTTTATCAAAAATACAAAAAAAATAAGCCACCTATTTTGGTAGCTTAGTTTTTGCAACTTTATTTTTAAATCTTAAAAACTTCTCTTTTGTTGACTTGGGTTTTCCTTTTCCTAAATAAATATCTTGTGGCAATGGAAACAATTTATCTGGTGTGATCATTTGTGCTTTTTTATTGCAATTAACATTGTAAAGCATTGATGCTAAATACCTTGTTTGTTCCCATAATAAATTTGATTTTATCATGTGTGATTCACCCATTAGATGATTCTCTTTCCAAGTATTTTTCCAAAAAACATCTGGTATTATCCCAGCTTGACCAATATAAAAATCTAGTAAACTATCCCAAGTCAGCTGGGTATTTACTTTCCCTCTTTGGTAGGTTTTGTAGTTTTTTTGATATTTCTAGCAACACCCATATTAAGATCATTACCTAATATTCTTGATTCCATCATTGATTCAATAACATTATTTAATTTTTCAGCATCAAAATCTTCAAGCCACATCCCAACTTTAAATTCATTATAATCAATTTCGTTGCCTTGTTCTTGATCATGTGCCAATAAACCAGAGTAAATAAGTGATCGAATACCTTTTATAGATATACCATTATTAAATACATCACCTATTTTGTCTAATGATACATCCATTTGATCAGTAAAGTTGCTCCAGAAATTCATTGAAAAATGCATTGTTCGCATTTTACTACCTAGTTTTAAGGTATAATAACCTCGTTTCTTGTTTGCCATAATAATATATTTATAGGGGTATAGTTTCCTTAAGTTATACCCCTTTTATTTTATTTAGAATTTACTAAATTATGCTTTAGAAATTGCACCATTTATAGTAATTGATCCACTATATGTTGCTGGTGATTCCATTTCTGCACTCATCTCAACAGAGCTTAAGAATCCAGATCCAGAATATACAGCATCACCAGTTTCAGCAGTTCCAAAACTCCATGATACAGCTCTACGAGCAATAAGAATGTCTGCAAAATCTACTGGGTTTGCATCATCATCATAAGCAATTAATCCCTCAAAAGAGATTTCACCACTTTTAACACCAGCAATAACTTCTTGAAATCCGTTACTATCTTTTGTAGTTGCCTCTGGCAAATCATTAGAAAGTGAAAGTGAACAAGATGTTGAATGTCCGATAATAGTAGATGTTGCTATTGATGTGCCATCAGTTAATTTTAGTAAAAGGTCAGTTCCTGAGAATACGCCTGTTGTAGCCATTTATATGTTTTTTAAATTATTAATCTTTTACAAATATACAAATAAAAAAATTATACATCTTCCCAGTTTGTGGCAATATCTTCCCACTTAGCAAACACATTATCCCATGTTAAACCTACACTTGGATCAGTTATTGAAAAAACACCAGTTAAATTAATTTCTAAGTTAAAACTTGTTGCAGTTTCGAACTCAGCTGTTTCATCGACAGAGTTTATAAACCCCTCACCTCTAACAATTAATTTAGGATTTACAGCATCTTTAAAATAAAATGTTGCTTTTTGTTTAGTTATAATCATGTCGGCTAATTGCTCAAAACTTAAAGCATCTGAATAATCAGTTAAACACTCACAATTTAAAGTACCAGATCTAACACCTGGCATAACTTCTTGCCAACCTAAACTGTCTTTGCTCGTTGCTTCTGGCAAGTCAACATTAACATTAAAACTTGTGTTTTTTGAATGCCCTATAACTGTTGTATCTTTTAACAACAAAAAGCTAGTGGCATTTATAACAGCCATAATTTATTCTTGTTCTGGAATAATTTCGTATTCGCCAGATTCTAAATTAACTGAGATTTTTCCGTATTTTTCCTCAAGTTCTTTTTTAAGATCGTTTTGCTCATCTTCTATTTTTTTTAATTCACCTAGTAAAGATTCCTTTGACTTTTCTAAGTTAATTTTTTGAATAGAAATTGCACCCATATTAGATACAATGTTGTTTAATTTTCCTTGATTTTCTTGTAAATCTTTTAATTCTTTTTCCTCTAGTTTGCTCATTTTTATTTATTTAATTATTTATTATTAATCCCAATCTGGTATTAAAAACTCATCAACTGGGTTTTTTTGTAATTCAATTTGTTTGTCTAATCCCTCTTGCATACTAGGCACATCTAATTTAGATTCCAACCAACCAACAACATCTTCTTTTGTTAAATCCTCATAAGGTATAAATGGATCACCCTCGTTATATGTAACGGATTCCGAACCCATAATACATCGTTCAATAACTGGATCAGAATTATCTTTTGCACAATAATTGTATTGAACAGAATAAATAACATTATCTAAATTGTCGCTATGTATTTTTGCCGCTAATTGTGTTATTTTCCAATTATAAGTATTTGCCATAAT